GATCTCGATGCTGGTGAAGATCTTCTGCTTGAGCTTGTTGACCATATTGACCAGGTCGTCGGTCGGCTCTATCTGCGCGAACAGGGCCAGGCGCTTCTGGCCGTCGATCTCCACCTCCTCGGCCTTGGCCGCCAGGACGTCACCGTAGGCGCGGAACGGACTGTCCGGCAGGGCGCTGCGGTAATGCTCCATCCAGATCCGCGCGCCGTACTTGGTGCGGTCGTAGGTGGTGGCCATGTCCTCGATCCAGGCGCGCTCGATGTTGCGGCCGTCGGTGGTCGCGCCCTCGACGGCGACGCGGAACCATTTGGAGCGGTATTTCTTCATGGGGGATGTCCTCAAAGCGGGGCCGGGAGAGTGGCGATGCAGTGAGGGCATAGTCGGTAGGCACCGCCGTAGCGGCAACGACGCGGGGTTGTAGCGGGCGGCGCTACAGGGGCGGCCGGTAACGGCGGCGCGCGCGGGCGGGCAGCATCGCCGCCATGACTGCCATCGAACTCCTGCCCCTCGACACCCGCCGCCAGGCCAAATTCCTCTACTGGATGGGGTGGCGCATCTGCGAAATCGCCGAAGCCACCGGCGAGAACGAAAAGACCCTGCACACCTGGAAGAACCGCGACGAATGGGACCGCGCGGACAGCGTCGAGCGCATCGGCGGCGCCCTGGAGGCGCGGCTGGTCCAACTGATCCTCAAGGACAACAAGACCGGCGGCGACTTCAAGGAAATCGACCTGCTGCACCGCCAGCTCGAGCGGCAGGCGCGCATCCAGCGCTACCAGGGCGGCGGCAGCGAAACCGACCTCAACCCGAACCTGGCCAAGCGCAACGAAGCGCCGAAGAAACCGCCCAAGCGCAACGAGTTCAGCGAGGAGGAAATCGAGCGGCTCACCGAGGCCTTCATCGACGGCTGTTTCGAGTACCAGCTCGACTGGTACCGGGCCGGCAACCAGCGCACGCGCATGCTGCTGAAGTCCCGCCAGATCGGCGCGACCTACTACTTCGCCCGCGAGGCGCTGATCGACGCCATCACCACCGGGCGCAACCAGATCTTCCTCTCGGCCAGCAAAGCGCAGGCCCACCAGTTCAAGAACTACATGCAGGCCTTCATCCAGGAGGTGCTCGGCCGGCAACTGAGCGGCGACCCCATCGTGCTGTGGAACGGCGCCGAGCTGCATTTCCTCGGCACCAACTACCGCACCGCGCAGGGCCGCTCCGGCAACTTCTACTTCGACGAGTTCTTCTGGGTCCACGGCTTCGACGATCTGAACAAGGTCGCCTCGGGCATGGCCCTGCACAAGAAATGGCGCAAGACCTATTTCTCGACCCCGTCGAGCAAGGGGCACCCGGCCTATCGCTGGTGGACCGGCGAGCGCCTGAACGAGGGCAAGCCGGCAGCGGACCGGATCTCGATCGACGTGTCTCACGACGCCCTGCAGCAGGGCCGGCGGTGCGAGGACAAGATCTGGCGGCAGATCGTCACCATCCTCGACGCCGAGCAGCGCGGCTGCGACCTGTTCGACCTCGAGGAGCTGCGCTTCGAGTACAACGCCGAGCAGTTCGCCAACCTGCTGATGTGCGAGTTCGTCGACGACGGGGCGAGCATCTTCCCGCTGGCGATGCTGCAGCCGTGCATGGTCGATAGCTGGGAGGCCTGGATCGAGGACTACAAGCCTTTAGCCCCGCGCCCATTCGGCGACCGGCAGGTGTGGGTCGGCTACGACCCGGCCGAAACCGGCGACAGCGCCGGCCTGGTGGTGGTCGCCCCGCCGCTGGTACCGGGCGGCAAGTTCCGGGTGCTCGAGCGGCACCAGTTCCGCGGCATGGACTTCGCCGCCCAGGCCGAGTTCATCCACAAGGTGACCCAGCGCTACTGGGTGACCTATATCGGCATCGATACCACCGGCATGGGCACGGGCGTGGCCCAGCTGGTGCGCAGCTTCTTCCCGAACCTGACCACTTTCAGCTACTCGCCGGAGGTGAAGACCCGTCTGGTGATGAAGGCGTGGGACGTGATCCACAACGGCCGGCTGGAGTTCGACGCCGGCTGGACCGACCTCGCCAGCTCGCTGATGGCGATCCGCAAGACCATGACCGCCTCGGGGCGGCAGTTCACCTACACCGCCGGGCGCAACCAGGAAACCGGCCACGCCGACCTCGCCTGGGCGCTCATGCATGCCCTGCACAACGAGCCGCTGGAGGGGCAGACCGCCGCCAATACCAGCCGCATGGAGATTTTTTGATGAACGCACTCAGCCGTCTGGTTGGAAAATTCCGCGCGCCTGCGCTTCACAAGTCGGCAGCGCCGGCGGGCGGCGTCGAGGCCTTCACCTTCGGCGATCCGACGCCGGTCCTCGATGGCCGGGAAGTACTCGACTACCTGGAATGCTGGTTCAACGGCCGCTGGTACGAGCCGCCGATCAACCTGGACGGCCTGGCCCGCTCGACCCGGGCGAGCGTCTACCTGCAGTCCGGGCTGACCTTCAAGCGCAACATGCTCAGCCGCACCTTCGTCCCCCACCCGTTGCTCAGCCGGGAGGCCTTCGAGCAGTTCGCCCTGGACTGGTTGTGGTGCGGCAATGCCTACCTGGAACGGCGGCGCTCGATGCTCGGCAGCACGCTCGCCCTGCAGCCGGTGCTGGCCAAGTACATGCGCCGCGGCCAGGACCTGGACCGCTACTTCATGGTCCGCGGCTGGCAGGACGAGCACGAATTCGAGGCGGGGAGCATCTGCCACATCCGCGAGGCGGACATCAACCAGGAGGTCTACGGGCTGCCGGAGTGGCTGGCGGCGCTGCAGTCGGCGCTGCTCAACGAGTCGGCTACGCTGTTCCGCCGGCGCTATTACCTGAACGGCAGCCATGCCGGCTTCATCCTCTACATGAGCGATGCCAGTCAGAACGAGAAGGACATCGACGACCTTCGCCAGGCGCTGCGCAGCGCCAAGGGGCCGGGCAACTTCCGCAATCTGTTCCTCTACTCGCCGAACGGCAAGAAGGACGGCGTCCAGGTGATCCCGGTCAGCGAGGTGGCGGCCAAGGACGAGTTCGGCAACATCAAGAACATCACCCGCGACGACATGCTCGCCGGGCTGCGAATCCCGCCGCAGCTGATGGGGGTGGTGCCGCAGAACGCCGGCGGCTTCGGCTCGGTGAAGGACGCGGCCCTGGTCTACGCGGCCAACGAGCTGGAGCCGATCCAGGCGCGGATGCTGGCGGTCAACGAGTGGGTCGGGGAGGAGGTGATTCGGTTCAGGGCGTATGAGCTGCCGGGGCAGGGATGAAGCTATTCCTTCGGATCAGCGCGTACTGACGAATATCCAAATGCAGGAACCAAGGCCGATCAGGACAGGCCAGAACGGGCGTTAAGAGAATAAACCTCCCCCTTTTCTCCTTAGATAAAGAAAACCCCCGCCGACATTCACTGGCGAGGGTTCTAGGCGGGAAGTATCCAGTTATCTACTGGGAATTTGGCGCCACCAATCGTCGCGGATGGGATCAACAGGTTTATTTGCTGCTATGAACTGGCTTGCCGCATTCTTAACTATTTCCAGGCACTTGACTGCGCGCGAATACTTCTCGATATCCAGTCGTTCGTCTTCATCCGTGATGAGTGCTGCAGATCGGACGAAGAGTTCACCGTCTCGCATTCTGGCGCTATCAAATTTCACCAGTTGGAACAGACCGGTTGCGACCAGTTGGTCAGTAACCTCCGTGACCACCTGCATGGTGTTGCGATAGGACTCCGATACGAAGCACATACGAACCAGGGCCTCAACAGAGAGGCGCTCGCGACTCTCAAAGTCTTTGAAGGGCTTGGCCCGCTGATTGATCGGCATACTAAGAATGCCCTTGCGCGACCAGTACTCAACGAAACGCGGCAAATTAATCGCTGCGCCCGGCCCACCATTAGGCAGGCGGATGGAGAGCGGGATGCCTTTCGGGGTTTCGCTTTCCCTGACGGTTTGCTCTTTCGATGCGAAGACTCGCATATACTCGTTGTACGGAATGACGGCGAAGAGAGGTTCCTGGTTCTCGCCCAAGATGAATTGGTGGTTCATCGTTGATGACTCCAGCTTGTGAATTGGTTGCTCACTGAGCGAGCGCAATTCGCTCAGTGAGCACATTTAACCACTCACTGAAGTATCAGCACAACCCCTTAGCCGAGTTTCGTAAAAGGCCTGCCTAGCAGGCCTTTTTTCATGCTCATGCCGAAGTGTCATCCCTGCATCCACCGTCCGTTTAGGGGAAACCGGCCGGCCCTCACTGACAACTAAGCCCCCAGCGAGCACCTGGCGTCACACCGACACTACCAGCGCTTGACCCGCATCCCCTGACTCAGAGCCTCCCCACTGCGCTGGTGCAGCGCTCGCATGAAGTCCCGAGACACCTCCAGGTGATGCCGCATGCCCTGCACCTCCAGATAGCAGGCCTCGACGTCGTAGCCGGCGCGCTTCAGCTCGGCCAGCACCGTGAGGGTGGGCGAGCGCTGGTCGAAGAACATGTCGGCGGTGATGAACACGCTGCCCGGATCGAGGTGATAGCGGGCATACAGCGGGTTGCTGCCCAGCCAGCGCTCGACCGGGTAGCTGAGGTCCAGCTCGGAGGCAAGCTTGCGCGAGCCATGAATCTCGACCCGGCCTTCCAACACATCAAGCACCCAGCGGCGGAACTCCTTGGCGACATCGGTTCGGGCGAACATGGCCAGCAGATGGGCGCCGCGCAGGGAGAAGATGCGGACTTCCTTCTGCAGATTCCCCGAGACCGTCAAATTGACGGTCTCGGACATGCAGGGAGTGAATTCATCTGCGTTGCGGCTGTAGATGCGGCTGATGGCATCTTCCCGCGCATAGCCGAGCGCCTTGGCGATCTGCGCGGCCTGCAGCCACGGCTGGCCGTTGCGATCAACGATCTCGAACTGGGTGTGGTGGAAGACGAGAGATTGCATGGTGGAACTCCTGTACTGGTGAGGAGTTCGCCACCTCTGCGACCAAGAAGATGGTGGCGAACTGTACGCGGGTTGGCCGACCGGGAGCACAGGAACCCGGCACACCCGAAGGTGTCCCGCGCACAGCCCGCCATAACGCAGGCACAAAAAAACGCCTTTCGGCGCTGTGCGCCTGTACTTACTCGGGCGGCCAAGCCCGGCCGCTGGACTTACAGCGGCAGGCGAAAGGTAATCCCGGAAGCATCGGGCGTCAACAGCGCAGGGATTCGCAGTCGTGTCGGGCACCGCCCTGGTGATGTCCGCCCTCCCCCAGCCTGGGCGGCCACCACCCAGCGCGCGCAGTTGTCCCCCCACGGCACCTGCGGGCTAAATCGGTCGCTTTTTCTTCACACCTTCGGAGCGGCGCAGGGCCAGCAGGCCGGGCACTATGCAGGGACTATCAGGGGTGGGGAAAACCTTCAGATCCCTTCACCACCACCCTCGCGCGTATCCGCCTGGTGGGCCCTACGCGCGACGCTCGCCCGTCTCCCTACACTTCCCCCCTGCCCTTCCCATGAAATCGCCCCCGCGGCGCGCCTGCGCGCCTTGCACCGCGTCAAATCCCGAGCTTCATACTGAGTTCGCCCCGGCGCGTCAGCGCCGATGCCGAAGGCTGGCCCGTGAAGGAGCGAAACCGCCGTTGCATGGAACTGGTAAGGGTGCACGGTGCCTCTCGGCGTACAGCGACTGGAAGGGGCCCGGCTTCAGGATGACGCTGTGCTGGCAGACGACCTCGACTGGGTACCCTCCGCGCCGATAGGCGCGAAGTGAGGGTGCATCATCTGATACTGCGGTGCTGGCTGACGCTGGGGCTGAGTTCTTCGCGGACGGAACGGCTCTGTTTTTAGCCGTAGGCTGGTACCACTACGCGCAAAAACTTGCAGCACTGGAAAAGGCATGGGCGGGCACGGGTCTGCCGGCGGAAGACAGCACGGGGGAATGCCCTGCGTGAGGGAGGAAATTGGGCAAATAGACGAGCGCAGAAGCCCCTGGCAGGCCCCTGGACAGGTTATTTCCGAGAGTAGACAACGGAGAGGCAGCCGCGGAGCAGCGTGCGACAGACGGCGAATCAGGCGGGAGGGAAGCGCCGCTCGAGCAGCGTTCGGATCTGCGCCGGGGACAAATCAGGATTATTCACAGCCAGCTCATGGAAGGCGGCTGCAATCTCGCGGTTGCGCTCCAGTTCGCGGGCCTCCTTGATATTCACCACCTTCGCATCACGGACGGCCTGAGCTTGGCGGTGCGACTGCTTGCGCTGCTGCGCATCGCCCAGCTCCTGGATAACCGCCTGCTGCTGACGTGCCTTCACCTCGCGCAGATAGCTCTCGCGCTTCGCCTTCTTCCTGGTGCGCACCTCGGCAAGCTTGTGCCCAAGGCCCAGATCGATGAAGAAGCGCGGTCGCAAGTGGATCGTCACCCGCGTGACCCACTGCTGCCCATTCTTGAAGATGCGGCGCACACGCCGGCGGACATAGCCGGCGGTTTCCAGGGCGGAGAGCGTCCGCGACACACGGCACTCGGACAGTCCCGTATCCTCCGCCAGCCCGCGCTGGCGGTTCAGACGGAACGCCCCATTCTCATCCAGCCACCCGAGTGCCAGGGTGGCCAGGTCGAGGCGGGCCAGCATCGGTTCCGCCAGTGCCGCCAGAGCGTCCCAGCGCTGCCGCTTCGTGCGACAGCCCGAGGCGTGGATCGTATCCAGCCGGCGCAACCAGCGGCGCTTGCGCTCGCGCGCCTCCTCTGCGACACGCGCCGCAGCGGTACCCAGCAGACCCGCACGCTGCTTCTCCGAAAGCTCCCGCGGACGCCGACCGGCAGCATGCCCGGCAACCGCTGCAGGCAGCGGTGCAGAGGCATGCGCCGAAAGACCGGCATAGGCACCGGCCTCAGGCGAACTGGAGGGAGGCTTCAGTCTCATCGGGTAGCTTTACGCTCTCCGCCGACAAACGCCCGGACCGGGACGAGACTCCGTCCCCGCCCTTCCCGGCTCAAGGCCTCCTCCGCCTTCGCACGCAGCTCGCCGCAGCGCGCCTCCACCGACTTCAGCCGATCGATGAAGTCCGGCAGCATCGGCACATCCTCGGCGTCGATCCGGCCGTCGGCCAGGATCGTGCTGCCCAGCTCCACCGTCTGCCCAAGCCGCGCCACCAGTTGGCCGAATACCCCCACCGGGCAGGCATCGCCACCCAATGCACGGGCGCCGGTCAGGCCATGACGGCTGGCCAGCTCATTGAGGCAATGCTCCCGAAACTCACCGTCCAGCGCCTCTACCCAGGCCTCCTCGATCCAGGAGGGAAGCTCAATCTCGCCGCTCAACCAGCGCCCGACCCGGCGCAGCCAGTTTCCCGAGGCTTTCAGGAACGTAGCTGTATCGTTGCTGCGATCCAATGCCTCGAAATCCGGCACGTCCTTGGCGGACGCCTTCGCCGGGATCATCCGATGCAACTGGCTGCTCAGCGCCTGGGCGAAATCGTCCTGGCTGAGACTGGTGCGCGCGATCATCAGGACGGCATGGGCCACCAGCACCTGATCGCGCGAGATAGACGGCTGTCGTGGGTTGGACGTGTCCATGTTGGACTGCTGCTCCTAGAGTCGCCCCCGTCCTGCTGCACCGCTACCGCCCGGCGCAGCAGGGCAAGCGGGTCAGGTGTCGTTTTTCTGGGATGGGAAGGGACGTGTTTCTTGGGCTTCGCAGGAGCCGTCGTCCTGCACTGTCACCACAATGTTTCGCCCCGCGCTGATGGCTTTTGCGATAGACGCCGGGCTGACACCGAGCGCCCTAGCCACAGATGCCTGCCCCTTCTTAGCGACGAGGTCTGGCAGCGAGATTTTCTCCATGTCATGCGCCTCTGCCTGTTGAACGCAGAGGATATTAGCCGGCGGCTAAGCATATATCAATGCCGGCGGCTAACCAGATGTATTAACCAACGGCTTATAGTTTCGCGATGTCTAAGAAGAAGCCCCTTTCCGCCGCCTTACTAGCTGAGTGCCAAGCCGCCAACGCTCTTTTTCTCTCGAAAAAGAACGCGCTCGGACTCAGTCAGAAGCTGATTGCTGACACTGCAGGGATTTCCCCTGCGTCGGTATCCCAGTACCTGAATGGCACCAACGCCCTCAATGCCCGATTCGCCGCAGTACTGGCAAAGCTGCTTGACGAACCAATCGAGAACTTCAGCCCTCGCTTAGCCGCAGAAATTGCCAGCCTGACGGCGGCTGCCGAGCACAGTAACGTCGCCCCCATGCTGCAACCGCACCGGGAAGCAAGGGAGTATCCGGTGATCAGTTGGATCGCCGCCGGCGAGCGCATCGAATCCTCGGTCGCTTATCCCTGCGGCATCGCCGACGAATGGCTGTCCTCCACCGAAAACGCCGGCCCCCGCGGCTACTGGCTCAGAGTCAAGGGCAAGTCCATGACAGCGGACACCCCGCCCAGCTTCCCAGAAGGCACCCCCATCCTGATCCGCCCCGAGGGCTTCGAGCTGATCAGCGGCAAGTTCTACATCGCTCGCCACCGAGACGGCGAAACCACCTTCAAGCAATACATCCACGACGCCGGCGTCGGGTACCTGGTCCCCCTCAACTCGGCCTACCAGACCGTCCCCCTGGACGGCTCCTGGGAAATCATCGGCCGCGCGATCGACGCCAAGATCACAGGGATGTAGTGCGAAATACCCAGCAAGGAGAGCTATGATCATCGCCGACTTCACCGCACTCATTGGGCTGTTCGCCATTCCGTGGACTGTCGCAGGGCTCATCCATCCGGCGGCCGCCGGCATACGTGACACCCCGCGCCGGAAGGTGCTTGGCCTCGGCGTTATCGCCCTCGTCACCATACTGGCTATCGCTGTGGTGCTATCGGACCCTCAGCCGTCGGAGGATGCCAAAGCCAGCGACGCACTAATGGCCATGACAGCCCTATGGATGCTCAGCTGCCTGGTATGGCCTTTCTCGGCCATGGTTCTGCGCGTCAAAGAACGAGCCAGCGCCGTGACGAAAGGGCCGGAGGAGAAAGTCGAGCCGACACCCATCCCCCAGCCAGTGGAGGATGAAAAGCTGGATCGGCTGAGCGCCGAACAGCACCAGGAACCCGACCTGGAAGAGCGTGAGCTATTCGAACTCCCGGAGCCCATCGAGCCGCCAGCCAATGATGCACCGGCTTGCCGTGCATCAGCCGCTGACAACCCATTCGCCCACCTGCACCCGGAATCGGTGGCCCCGCGCACCATCTCCTTCATGTACGAAAATAGCCAAGGCGACATCAGCGACCGCGAGGTTACCATCGACCAGGTTGGCACCTCGCACTTCGCCGGCTTCTGCCATCGAGAGGGAGATGAACGCACATTCCGCTTCGACCGCATCCTCGGTCTGGCTACCCTGACCGATAGCGGGGAGAAGATCCTGCCTGACTACCTGCGCGACCTGCTGCGCGGCTACGACGAGCAGGAGCTGCGCCGTCGCAAGCGCACCGCAGCCAAGACCTGCAACGAGATTCTGTTCACTGGCTTCAAGAAAGACCGCCGGGCTGAGTTGGAAGAGATCGCCCGCGCCGCCGGCATGGTGGTGCGCACCCGAGTCAGCGAAAACCTGGATCTCCTTTGCGCCGGCGGCAACGCAGGGCCATCAAAGATCGCCGAAGCACTCGAGCGAGGGCTCATCGTGCTCAATGAACAGCAGTTCCTGCAGATGCTGGAGACTGGCGAAGTTCCGGCGTAACTACACCGCGGTTTCATTTGCGGCTACCTCAAGCGCAGAGCGCAGCCGGTCAACCTCGGCGCGCAGGGTGTCACGCTCCATGATGGCCTCACGAATTGTTGCCATCACTTCGATCAGCTTCGTGTCGTCGGACAGATCGTCGAATTTCATGCGGGCAAGGCTGCACACCGCCGCAGCGATCCGTACCGCCTCTTTTTGCCACTGGTCCCGCTCCGTCTCCCTGCACCGCTCTGCCAGTTGATCGCGCTCCAGAAGGCATTCGCGCGAGTGATTGTGGCCTTCCTTCTCGAACCACTCGTCAAATCCGTCATCGGTGTTCGTCCCTGGCTGGTTGTGCCACCAGTAGTAGAACGACGTGCACAGACGCTTCAGGTAATCCGGCACCACTGGCTTGAGGATGAACTCCAGGTTATCGCGCTCGCCCTTGATCATCACCAGGCGCTCGCCATCGAGGCCGAGTTTGCCGGCCAGCGCCTTGGCCGCCAGGCCGGCGTCGTAGACACAACTGGCCGTCTTCTTGTGCCCCTTGGCACGGGCCACGTAGGTGCCCTGTGTGTAGCGCACCGTGATGGTCGTAACGGCACCCACTTGTTGTTCTTGCATGACTTCTGCTCTCCTTTCAACCGCGGGAGCGCTTCGGCGCCTGCTGGGTGGTCGCCATGCCCGGCGGCGCACTATGCACCACGATATGCCCCATGCCGATCTTGAAGTTCTTGATCACCGCGATGCACACGTTCCAGGCCTCGCGGGCCACGGCGTCGCCCGCTTCGACCACGTTGCCCTGCTCGTCGATGATCGCCAGCCGCGCCGGTCGACCGTCGGCGGTGGTGAGCTGGTAGCCGCTGGTGACGTTGGCACTGATGCAGCCATGCTCCAGAGTGCCGGTTTCCGGAATACCGATCATTGCCCTACCCCCTCCCCTGTAACCTGATCCATGCTCGCCGCCACCAGAAGGGCGATGCCGACGGCATGATGGTTTTGATCGATTTTCGCCACTCTCAGGGCCTCCCAATCCTCGGCGGCGATCGCCGCACTGGAGCGGCCCTGTGCACTCAGAAATCCCGCCACATGTTTTTTCATCGCCTCGGCCAGCGGCTGGCCCGGCATCGTGATGGTCATGCTCATCGTCTCGCCTCCCCAGGTCAGGCCGCACTGGAGCGGTAGTTGGCGACCAGTTCATGCACGCAGGCAGCCAGCAGCTCGTAGGCAAGCTTCCGGTCGGTGGGCAGCAACAGCGGCAGGGTGAGTGATGCGCCGTTCACCTCGAAGCGGAAGGAAGTGCGCTGCCGGTCGGTAAAGGCGGGATTCAGCAACAGGCACAGGTCGAGATCGTCGACCGGCAGGCCGTGGGTGCCGCGGCCGAGGCGGATGGCCTCGCGCAGCGTCAGTTCCAGGTCGTCGACCAGCAGGTACTCGTCGACCTCCGGCACGCTGCTGGGCGTGACGCCGTTAGCCAGCTCCTCCAGGAAGCGGGCAACCCGCTCACCGGTATCGGCGCGGCGGGCAAGGGTAATCGAGTTGAGGCTATCGCCCAGCTCGATGCGCACATGGGTGGCCGCCTCGCACTGCTCGATGACGACGAATGCCGTACAGCAGATCACGCCCTGCGCGTTGGCAAGGCCGTGGATGAAGGTTCCGTTCTGGGCGATCTGCTCGGCCAGTTGTAGCCGAGCAGCGGGGGGAAGACTGAGGGTGTTCATGCAGTGAGCCTCCGAAGCGATCTGGCAGCGCAAGCGCTGACCTGAACTATTGAAGGCAAATTAGCCGCCGGCTAACACATAGTCAATACCGGCGGCTTACATCAAGAAAACATCCCGCCCAACGGCAGCCGTCTTGGTACAACTGCCGATCAGTCGGGATGCTGGTTGGTCCAGGCCAACTGGACGGCGCCCCCCTCCAGCCGCGTCATGAGCACGCTTTCCTCTTCGCTCAACTGCTCGAGCAGCAGATCCCAGTCGTCTTCCCGCTCGCCGGGCTTGCGCTCGATGACAGTCCGGCGCTTCAACTGCGCGCTTGGGCTCATGACCTGCCGATGAATGCGGCGGGCGAGCAGCTCGTATGAGGTTGGAGGGACGGAAGCGGCTGCGGAAGATTTTCGGGCCATAGGGGCATCCTCTTACTGTATGAAAACACAGCAATTATTGACACTAAATAGCCATCACTGGAAGCGGTGGCCATCCGGTGCATACCGCCCCCCATACGCCGGAGCGCTCGATGGCGCCCCTCGAACGATGTTGGAAAAAGGAAACACCCACTACCAATCCCAGTCCTCGCTCGCCACCCAGGTGCCGCTGCGCCGGTCGATCCTGATCACACGCTGCTGCCCTGCCCGCGACAGCAGCAGCACGTCGATGTTACGGCTCGACCGATCCACGGAATCCACACCCCGCATGTAAACGACGATGCGCTCGAAGGTATCCATGATCAGTTGGCGAACCTGCTCGCGCGCCTCATGATCCATCGCCTCGACACCCGCGGCCAGCGCCGCCCAGCGCTTGGCATCGGCCGGCGCCTGGATCGCCGTCCGCCCGGCCAGCTCGCGCTCGGCCTGCTGCAGATCCGCCTGCCGCTGCCCCAACTGCTCCTCAAGCTCGCGCGCCTTGCGCACGAACACCAGCGGCGCGGCGCCGCTGTCGTCGGCCAGTAGAGCCTCGGTCACCCGGGCCAGCTGCCGCTCCACATCCTCAGCGCGCTGCCTAGCTGCCGCGACCCGGTCCCGCAGCGACTGACCGTCTATCGTGGGCTCCTGCAGCCGCTGCAGGTTCATCTGGTCCGAGCAATACGCCAGGATCGCCCGCTCGATCGGCGCCGCGCTGCAACTGCCGCCCGCCTTGCATCCGGCGTTGCGGCTGTAGGAGGTGCACATCAGGCGCCGGTGCCCGTCGGCCAGGGTGCCGTCGGCCCGCACCCTATCCATCAGGTTCTGGCCGGTGATCGCCGTCCCGCAGTAGCCGCACCAGGTCAGTCCGACGCCTGTGATGATGCCGGGTATCGCCCCCTTGCCCCGGCGGCGGTGACGCTGGCCGACCAGACTCTGCAACTCGTCGAACTCCGCATCGCTGAGCAGCCGCGGGTAGTACTCCTCGAGGAGGTACTTTTCGCCATCGACCTCGATGCGCTTGGCCCCCCGGAGCGCCGGCAACGTGACCAGGCGATAGATCTGCTGGCCGCTGATCCCCCAGTCCGTGAGGACGTGCCCCTGCTCGTGCATCAGCCGGAACGCGCGCACAGCTCCCATGCCCTGCTTGTAGAGCTGAATCGCGTAGCGCACAGCCTCGACCCGCTCGGGGATCAACTCCCAGTGATCCTCCTCCCAGCGCAGCCACTGCGGGTCCTTTCCGTTGCGAATCAGCCCCCGGTACGTGCCAGCCCTCCAGCCTTCGCACTGCCGCCGGATCGAGGCCTTCACCCGCTTGCTCTTGGTATCCGACTCCTCATGCGCCCGGATCATCACCAATAGGCTGTAGACCAGGTCCATCGGCTGGGCCTTGAGCCCCTCCCGGTTGTACTCCCGGCCATCGCTGGCCGTCACCACGGTGATGCCCGCATTGATGATCTGCGCAAGCTGCGCCTGCGCCTGTAGCGGCTCGGCACGGCTCAGCCGATCCAGCCCCTCGACGACCAGGACAGAACCCGACGGAATCCGCCCCTCGTCGACCGCCTTCAGAAACGCGCCGAGGGCGCCCTGCTTGACGTGCTTCTGGTGATAAGCAGACAGCCCCTCATCCCGCAGCGACAACGACTCATCGAGCTGCAGCTCCCGCTTCGCCGCCCAATCCTTAGCATACTGAGCCTGACGATCGGCGCTGTGCCCCGTCGCCTGGCGTGGATCGGAAAACCGCAGATAGCTGTATACTCTCGCGCCATTTTTCGTCAC